AGCGTGTAGCGGACAACAGCACCCATCTTGGCTAGTGCGTGTAAGGCCATATCTATGGCGCTACTTGGAACACCTAGTGCCCAGAGTTTCAACTGGTCGACTGACTGGTCGTCTTGCTTAGAGTTAGCACGCTCAACGGCTTGCATAATCTCTTCACGGACACGAGCGTCAGTTTCACCAAAGATGGCTCCCTGCGTGTAGTCCAGTTTGTTCATAGATAGCGTTAGCATATCTTTCTTGCGGTCTTGGGTAATATACCCAGCTTGAACAGCTGCGGCAATTCCATTGATAGTAAATAGCGGTGGGTAAGCTAGCATCTGGGCTATCTCACTCGTAGTAGACAACGGGCTGATTTCTACCAGCATAGTTATCTGTCGGGCTATTTCTTGTGTTGTTGGCATCATAATGCAACCCCCTTATAGTCAAAATTGTCTTCAGTTATTTCGGTGTGGAACTTGAATAGTCCAGTATCATCATACGCCTTAGCTTCAACTCCTACCAGACTTTCTTTGATGCGTGAATGGGTATCTTTGTCGGCCTCTACACGTATCACCTTGAACATACCAGTGTTACCATTGCCTGCGACATAGTCACACCACTTTCTACCTGTTGCCCAGAGTTGCCCCTGTATCTGCAAGTAGTGGTCGGCTGGCACACCATTGGCTAGGACATCAGAGAAACTGTTGTCGAATAGCCATTTGATTTCTACTAAGCCGTCATCTCCTACTAGGCCATCAGGACTAGCAACGAAACGGTTATTGTAGAAGGCGCCACACGGCTCCACAGCAACGCCCATAGCGCTTGAATACTGTTGAGCGACATATGCTTCATTTAGCACACCAGCCTCCATAGCGGGCGTCACAAAGTGTGTAAATGGCACCTTAAATTGTATCTCGTATGCTAACTCACGCTCATAGTCAGCGCGCGCCTTAAGTGCGTTCCCCTTTACGCCAACTGCCAACCAGTCTTTCAACCTGCTAGCAGTGACTTTGCCGACCCGTAGAGCCACCCATTCGGGTGACCCTTGCGGGGCAGAACTATATTTGAAACCGTCACCAGTGGCTATAGTCTTAAAGTCCACCATCTTAGTTAAATGGAATCTCGCTTAAGTCTACTGGGTCGCCAGAGATGTCTTCTAGTATTTGCTCGGTGGTCTTTTTCATCTTGACTTCGTAACCGTAGATGTTCTTGTTGTAGCTGTCTTTCAGTTCACCATTGGCGTTGGTGTATTGGGTGCCAGTCTTTTCAACTTTGAACCAACACTCTTTGTCAATCAGGTTAGTTGCACACAGTTTCAACAGTTCGTCGGTGTTGCTCGTAGCGTCAACTTTGTCACGAATGGCCTGTTTCTTAGCCTCAGGTGTGTTGTGAACAAAGATGTCACGCACTGTGTTGAACGAGTAAGGTGATGCCTTTTCTGTCCAGTAAACACGTGCTGTGCCCTCTTCACCCTCTTCACCTAGTAGTGAGAACTCGAAGAACTCTTTGCCGTCTTGAGTTTTGTCAGCTTCAACTAACTGAATTGTTACTTTATGAACACCCTCGGTGAAGTATCGCCCGATAGGTTTCTTGGTGTCGTCATTAAAATCTGCCATTTTATTTGTCCTCCTTGTAGAACTTAGTTATTGCATCATTCACGATTTTTAGGTCGTTCGGGATGGTCGCTTCTTTGAACATACCCAGTGGTGTTTTCACCCCTGTGCCGTCGGTTTTTACTTTGAACACAAACTCACCATCAGCGGTAATTTCGTTGGTCAATAGTATGTTGGTCAAACCCTCCAACACAATCTTGTCAGACAGCATTTTGCCTGTCGTCTTGAATTGCAGGTGGTTATCTTCTGTTTCAGCAGCGTGCGCCATAATGTAAAAGGTCTGGTCGCTCTCTTTATCTATGATGGCTTTGAATATGTTGAACATATTTTGTGCCATCTGGGTAAACTTGGCATACCCAACCTCCATCACACGTTTCATTTCCTCAAACGACATCAAGTAATTGGCATCGTCGATAACAATGATTGGGGTCACGCTCTTGTCTATAGCGGCTATTACCTCGTTATAGCTCTTCGGCACGAACGTAGTAATGTCGGTCTTAAACGGTAATTCCTTACCAGACGACAGTATCACACTCGCTTCTCCCTTCTTCAGGTTACGCAATGAGCTGGACTTACCTGTCCCGCTTTTGCTAATTATAAGTACAAGTCTTGCCATATGGCCTCCTATTTTATTTTATGAACTTTGATATCTAACTGGTCAATCACATCTTTGACTTCACTGATTACCTCCTCTCTTGTCCATTTTTTAGCATCGGTGTGGTAAAAGTTATCAGGTAAAAGCGGTGTGTAGTCGCCCATAAGCGGGTGAGCATAGTCCCAACCTACCCACCACTTATCAGTGATGCTAGATTTAGCGACAAACTCGCCTGTATAGGTAACGCCACCGTGTGGTGTTATTATTCCGCTAGCGTTGATAGTGCTGTAGCCCTTTTTATAGAACTTATGCCCTTTAGGAACGCAGACATAGGCCGTTGGGTGTGTGCCCAGACTTAATATCAAGAATGGGAACCCCTTATATTTGCCACGCGCTAGTGCTATTGGCGCACTCTGGTGCTTATCGTATTTCATTTGTGCTAATCGCACAGTAAAGTGGTTGGCTTGTCGGCTAACCTCGTCGCCAGTGATTTGGCTGATATAGTTTTTTCGTCCTGTCATACTACTAATACTACTCTCATCTGGCATTTTTGTCAAGTCTTTACGCATTTTCTACCTCCTTTAGATAGTTCTCAATCAACTTAGCCCCGAAGTCTGATTTGGTCTTTAATACTTTATACACAGCGGGGTCTAGTGTATTCTGAACCGATATCATATAGAACAGAGTTTTCTTAGTCTGTCCGTTGCGTTTTGTTCGCCCCATCGACTGATGGAACTGAGCATAGCTATATGTTGGTGACAGATAGATTGTCACGCTGGCATAAGTAAGCTCAATCGCTACGCTGGCTGACTGGTATTGAGCTAGTGTCACACTAGGTTTCATTCCACGCCACTTATCTCTAGGCGGCAGGTCTGATTTGTGCCCTGATTGCTCATACACAGTTCTGTCCTTGAAGTTCTTTTTCAACACCTTTAGTATCAGGTCGCGTTCCACATTAAAGTTGTAGAAGATGACCACGTGCTCATTTGTGCCGTCAAGTATGCTGATTAACTCGTCTTCACGGAATTTTGTGGTCCACTGACGCAAGTAAGCAAACATTTTACTAGGACTGTCAAGCATTTCACCCTCTGGAGTGAGTTTTGTCTTGACTATGTCGTTATAAACCTTAATATCGTGTGGTGTCATAAACACACTTCTGCCTAGTGAGGTGCTTTGTGGCAGGTCGGCAATACCATCTCGTTCCAACGGCTTGGCTACCCTGTTCCACAAGTGGCGCATCTCAGGGATATAGTTGTAACCCATTATGATTGGGAAACCTCTATCACGATTTATACGCACATAACGGTTCAGGAAGGCTGTTTTGTTCTTGACTAAGCCGAATATTATGGCATAGTTCTCTAAACTAGACCAGCCGTTGGGTAATGGGGTGGCACTCAAGCCTATAAATTGACTAGCGTATAACCTTATGGCTTTTGCGACGGCTTTAGACCGCTTTGCCTGACTGTTACACACATAATGGCACTCATCTGTTATCAAACACATCTCACTGCTTACATATGCCTCTGGGTTTCTGCCGAATTTGTCATAACTGACGATATCATAAGCCACTTTGTGGGATAAGCCAGCAATATCCAGCTCTCTGTGCCAATCACCTGTGCGAACTTTACTCGCGGGCGCGACAATAAGCAGGTTCTTCCCCCTGCTATGTTTATAGTAGTGCGCTAATGCCATTTGACCCTTGCCTAAGCCAGTGTCAGCCGCCATTATGACGTTCTTTGGCATATCGGCTATGTAAGTCTGTTGGTATGGGTAGAGGTTAGTCATCTTGCAACACCGTTTCTTGAGTGCACGAACACTCAGTTATAGGTTTGCCACATAATTCACATTTTCGCATAGACTATTTCTCCCATCGCGATTTAGCGACGACCATAGCTAGCACAACGAACATAACTGCCCAGAACCCGCCTAAATAGACGTATAGCAGGAACGCTGTTAGTAGTGATAAAAATATCTTCATCTTATACCTTCTTTCTTTTATTGAGTGTATGGTGCTAGCAATAAGGGGTACTGTGTTTATATTAACCCGCTAAGGACAGTGTTCGTTATATCCACATGCTTTACGAGCAAGGGCATCACTCAGCTATAAACTAACTGAGCCTTATTGCCAGCACTACTACACTCAATTATTAGGTGGCGGGACTTGCTTCACGCAACAAGAGAAACACTACTGAAACTTGTTGCTTGGTACTGATTACCTCTTACCGAAACGTATCTGAGTAACCGCCATTTTGTTAAAGTTTTTGGTCTGCTACGTCTATCATAGACAATAGCACTTTCACCTTCTCAGCTGGTGAAACTTGTTTATAGTTCCCCAGCCAGTTCTTCTTACCATAGACCAGAGTGAACACCTCTT